GTGCCCGTCGGTGTATTTACAATATCCGAACCACCAGAAAGAAGTCAGAATGTAGTATCCATTCACGCATACGATTCGATGCTGAAATTCAATCGCAATTTCGGTATCACTCTCACGGGTGTTCCATACTACCTTCTGAATTACGCTTGCAATGCTTGCGGAGTAGAGCTTGGTACTGAGCAAGGCGAGATTGCAAACTATCCGAACGGCACTGTAGAAACATACACTTATGCTGATGCGCAGATATACACTTACCGTGATTTTATCGGATACGTTGCGTCGTATCTTGGCTCGTATGCGTACATCGGCTCGGACGGCAAGCTCTATGTAAAACCGTATTCGATGACCGCCGTTCGAGATATTTCTCCTAGTTGGCGATTCGAATATAAACCACAGGACTACGAAGCGTTCTACACGTCCATTGAAGCCTTCTTCGAAGTCAGCGGAGAAACTGAATCCATTTCTGTAGGATCAAATGGACTGACATATGAGCTTGGCTCAAATCCTTTAATTCAGTTCAATGCAGACAGCGTGAGAAAATCGGTTCTCACAAATATCATTACCGCGTTATCCAATGTGTCTTACACGCCGTTCACAGCGAAAGTTCCTTGCGATCCTGCTCTCACAGTAGGTGACGTACTGAACTTCACTGGAAATCATGCGGTAGATGGTAAATTATCTGCAATCACGAAGCAGGTCATTACGATAAACGGAGGAATGGAGCTGTCGTGTGCAGGTTCTAATCCGAATTTAAATGTCCTCACAGAGAAGGAAAAGGCAATCCAGACCGCTTCGAAAAACAGTAATAAAGACGGAATGTACTATTACGATTACGCAAACAGTGACGTGATTCACATTGCTGACGGCGAAACCGTACAAGTCATTCTGTTTAACTACACAACGAACAAGGAAACTCACGTTGATTTTCATGGAGAAATCAAATGCTTTGTGGATACAACAGAGGAATACGACGAATCCACAGACACCTATACCGAAGACGATGGAGTGATTTATGTAATCTATAAATCGGGAGGACAGGAAATCACAGAGTATTACCCAGTGGATACGTTCTTTGATGGAATACATCTATTGCACCTTCTGTGGACATGGTGGGCTTCTGCAAACATCATCAGTGATTTCGAAGTACTGATTCGATGCGAAGGATGCTCTATAGACATTCCTCAAGGAGCATCAAGAGGATACATTGCAGGTGTTAACCTTGTTGGTGACAAGGCCTGGGATGGCTCAGTCAGAGTCAGCGATGAATTCAAGCCGATTGACTTCTCTATTATTCATAAGAAGTTTACATCGGATGTTGACTCGAAATCTGATACTCCTCTTAATTCTGGTCCCGTTCAGAATATCAAGAAGCTCAACTTCTTCTCTATCCTGCAAGGATTTACAGACAGCGTAGGAGCAAAGAGACTGCATAGATTCGACGTGACATACAACAGAAACGATATGACCTATGACAATGTAGTTGTTTCAAATAACGTATGGGTTCTCGATAACAAGACGAAGCTAGGAACAATCACTACTCCGAATTGTGAAGTAGACAAGATTGTCACCGTAACTTCTCGACACAGCGGAAACGACGTTGCATATCTCGTATCATTCGATGGTGGAACTACATGGTGGACATATGCAGATGATTGGGTTGAACCAGATTATACGCAGGACGTATACGGCATGTTTGAAGGAACGCTACGTTCTATCGCTACTGCGCAGTGGGCTAAGAAGCTCAACGGCACAGTGATGGTACGAGCTATTCTAATCGAAAACGCAACACTGACTGACATTCAGATTTACACGGAGGTGTATCAGTAATGATTAAAGGACACACGAAAATCATTTTAACAAATGTGGAGACTGGAGAGCAGGAAGTTCACGAGGACGATAACCTCGTGACGAACGCTCTCGACAAAATTATCAACATTGAAATGTCGATGAATCATCAGCCTAATCAGTATATTCTTCCGATTGCCACAAACGCTCTCGGAGGAATCATGCTCTTTGATGGCCCTCTGACCGAAAGCGTAGATAACATCCACTTCCCTACAGAAGCACACCTCGTAGGGTATGCAAATACAAGTGTTAATACAAGCGATACTCACAGAGGTTCATATAATTCTGCGGAAAGCGGAAAAACCGATGATGGCTTCGTGAGTGTCTGGGACTTCGGCACATCACAGGCGAACGGCGAAATCAAATCAGTCGCGAGAACTCATAATCATGGTGGCGCGTGTCCTTTTTATAATTATATGTCTCCAGACTACTGGGACACTATCACTGGTGCTCCGAAAACAGATACCTATTGGTATCCGATTCGTTATGATGGCGAGTACCTTTATATGATTAAAAATAACAGTAACACTCACCAGATGCGCTTGGCTCGAACAAAAATACCGAGACTCAGAATGGGCGTAGCTGATTATTCAGACGTAGCACGATCATACGAAGTCATTGCAACATGGGACACTTTTCTAACCAATTATACATATTATAACTATGATCACGAATACGAACAGAAGAAAAATCCTCGAACTCAAGCCGTATATGCTGATGTCGAAGACAGATACATAGATGGCGGTGACGGATATTTCTATGTGGTCGGATGGGGGCCTACCACTTGGCGCTCCGATTACGAATACGATTTGACATATTTTACGATCAAATACGGAGACGGCTCATTTACTAAAAGTGAAACAATTAGAAAGCATGTGGGTTTGACTGGCTATTGTGACAATTCGTATGGTTTTTATTTCTTCAATCGATCTTGGTATCACATTCATAAAGGAACATTTTATTTTTGTGATAACAAAAGAAAGTGCATCAATATTGTTCCCTTAGACAATGTAGCATCGTACAGAACAATACGTATTCTCAGCGATGACATATCTGATTATATTTCGGATCTCGAAAGAGTTGCTCCACGTGAAGGCGGTGTATATTTTGAAGTTTATCATTATACCGCCACCAGTTGGCATTACAGACACGGCATCATGTATCCAGATGGTACATATATTATACCAAACGTATCCTATGCAGGAACTGGTTCATATCACGGAAATAATTTTCAGAACTACGGAGAAGTGTGGACCAATGATGATGACCTTATCATGTGGGGATGTGCGAGAGACACATATTGCTATTTTTACTGGGCGGCCAACTACCTCGGCACTATCAACAACCTCTCATCGCCTATTACCAAAACCGCAGCGCAGACAATGAAAATCATCTACACCCTCAAGAACGTAGATGAGTAGGAGGCATCATGAGTGTAAACCTTATTGATTCTGGTCAAGGATGGGTTGCCGATGAGCGCTTCTTCAAGTCTGACGCAGGAAACCTCTGCACTATCGGTGGAAGAACTTTTTACACTTATCAGCGAGGACCTATCGTATATGCTACCGTCTACAACGGTAGCTATACAGGTCCTGTGGTTATTTCTACAAACAGAGACCTCGTAGCCTACGAACCGGGCGCGGTCATAAATCAAGGCAGTTTTAAGTATCTCGGTATCACGTGGTACATTACAAACTTCACCTATTGGATTTCTGGTAATCAGTCCGACACTTCAAATATCTCTCAGAAGCTCGTCATCACGGGTGCATCCAGTTTCTCAGAAGTCGGTATTCGAGTTCTCAAGGAAGCAGGAGTCATCCCCTCTGATTACAACAAAACCTCCACTACGAAGGTCTACTATAACGGTAGTTCGAAGGTCATCAAACGTCTCTGCCAGATTATCAATTCCGTAGCGAAGCTCGGCACTACTCATACGACAGCCTTTTATGGCGACTTAGGGCAGGAAGCATACGAGCATTCTCAGACGAAGGGAAATCCACATGGCACAACTCTCGCAGACCTAGGCATTGAGAACATACAGAGACAGATAGAGCTTCTCATGGATGCCGTAGGTTCTCTCAACACGTGGATTTGTCACGAAGACGATATGGAATTCATAGACCACGAAGGAAACAATCTCGTATTTGTAACGGGTTCTGATTTGTTGAAGTGGCACTAAGGAGGACAAAGAATGGCAACAAAATATATCAGTGAGCTTACGTCAACAGCTCGAATCTCCGACACCGACACATTTGTAATCGATGACGGAGCACATAATTATAAAATCGCATGGTCGGCGCTCAAGGCTCTTCTGGGTACTGTATCGAAGCTTGAAGCAAGCGACAACGGACAGATTACGATCACTCTCGCAGATGGTACAACTCACTCCTGCACTCCTCACGATCCTACGAAGCAGGACGTATTAACCTTCGATGCTTCTCCTACAACAGGAAGTAATAATCCTGTTACATCGAATGGTGTAAAAGCAGAGCTCGACAAGAAGATGAATTCTGAGGATTATGTTCTGTTCAGAGGAGCTACAGACACAGCAGAGGGCACGAAGGGAATCATACCTGCGCCATCCAAGCCGAATATGTACCTTGCATCTGACGGTACATGGAATACTCCCGACGAAGCTCCTACTGCTGACAGTAAAAAACTCGTAACCTCGGGTGCAGTAAAAACAGCTATTGACAACATTGAGATCGATGTTGATTCTTCGTTATCCGACAGTTCCACAAATCCAGTACAGAACAAGGTCATTACGGGGAAGATGAAAAGCACAAGCAAAGCCGACAAAGCATATCACTTAGGTTTCTATCTCGATGAGAACGGAGACCTTAGTTACGATTATTAAGGAGGGTATATGAACGTATTAACAAACGACGTGTTCAAATCTGAACAGAGTAAGATGCGAGCGAACTTGCAGGAAATCAGAGACGCACTGATGGGTAAAGAGAAAGGAGTCGTTTACGGTTTCCACGTAGACTCAAGTGAGTCAGACCCGAGTGCTCGCGTAACATACCTTGAAGATGCGGTGGGTATGACTCCTGCGAAAATGGATTTCACAAGCGGGAAGTTCAAATGGGGGAGTTGGAGAAATGCTTTCTTCCTTCCGAAACCTTGCATGCTGAAATTCGATGGTACTGTAGATTACTATCTCGATCCAGACAATTACGACCTCAAAGAAAGCGGTGAAGCATCTGACGTAGCGAATGACGCTTACGAAGGAAACGCAATGATGGAATGGGGACAGAATGGAAAGAAGATTTGGTACAAAGTCGTACCAGATTCTGACGATGACACTTCCGCTTCTGTTTACATTGCAGACCACCAAGTAGATGAAGATTATCGAGCATGGAGTTTTATCAACAATCAAGGCGAACTCGTAGACCACTTCTATACTCCGATTTACAACGGAAGCATTGACTCGGCAGGAAGACTCCGCTCCATTAGTGGTAAAACCTATGCGTCGTTCTGTAAGAACAAAAACGCTCAGCAGGAAATCACCGCTGCCGAGTTAAATAATCCAAGCGGAGTTAAGCTGTGGTACACCGAAGTCATGGCAGATGTCACATTGATTGATTTCCTCCTCATCCTCATGGGAAAGAGTACCGATGGTCAGACAGTGTATGGCACAGGTAGATGTGGTCAAGCAAGTAACGAAAGTAATATGCTCACCACAGGTACAATGAACAGCAAGGGTGTGTTCTATGGCGCATCTGGAAATACGGAAGGTGTAAAGGTCTTCGGTATGGAGCACTGGTGGGGCAATCAGTGGAGACGATATGCAGGTCATATGCTCGTAGAGAGAGTACACAAAATCAAGATGACCAGAGGTCGTCAAGATGGTTCGACGGCAGATGATTACAATATCACGGGCGAAGGCTATCTTACTGGTGTTACATCTCCTAGCACAGATGGATTCGTAAGTGGAATGTCTTTCGGAAATGACACGATTTGTACAAAATCCGTTGACGGAGGATCGTCCTCGACGCATTGGTGCGATTATTTCTGGCAGAATACGGGAACTCGATGCGCATTTCGGGGCGGCGCTTGTGCCTACGGTACTGGCCGTGTCGGTCCGTTCTCTGTGGACTTGAGCCGCACTCCGTCTTACACGGGCTGGGCCTTCGGCGCGGCCCTTTCTTGTAAACCACTTTCCCGAGAGGGGTAGTGGCGGCCATGACCGCCACGTAGGGGAGAAACTTCTCCCCGGTGGTTCAAAAGACAAATAAAACTACATAGGGTTATAAAGGGCGATCCCTTCAGGGCGGCACTTGTAACAACAGTACTGGCAATGTCGGTCCGTTCTATGTGAACTTGAACAACACTCCGTCTAACACGAACTGGAACATCGGCGCGGCCCATTCTTATTCTAAAGTTTGCAACACTCAATGCCCTTTATAATCCTCTCCCCTTGGAGAAAATTAACGCGATGGAAAGCATCTGCTAGTAGTTAATCGAACGTGGATGAGCGAATAAGAAAGATTTTACTGAGGTTTATGATGCATTCATACAACCACTTAAACGAAATATTTTTATCAGAAGATAACTATTACACGGCAGTGAAGAACGCCTGTAAAGGAAAAGGAGGCAAACGTGGCAAACGCGGAAACATAAAAATCATACGAAACAATCCAGATATTGCCAAAGATTACATCTTACGTGATGCATCGCATTTCAAGAATGATGTACATCATCCGAAGTACATCTACGACGGTATCAGTCGTAAACGGCGACTCATTTACGTACCTTCACTACGTGAACAGATTGTTCATCATATGGTTGCAAATGTACTAAAACCTATTTTCATGAAGAACATGTACGAACACTCTTATGGTTCGATTCCGGGTCGTGGAGTTCACAAAGGAAAGAAGCAGATTGAGAAATGGATAAAGCGCGGAGATAGAAACATGAAATACTGTCTGAAAATGGACATTCGGAAGTATTTCGATTCCATACCTCACGATATTCTAAAAGCCAAACTCGCAAAGCTGATTCACGATGAGAAGTTTCTGGCTGTGCTCAATGAAATTGTTGATGCTACGGGAACAGACAAAGGAATCCCGATTGGATTCTATACGAGTCAATGGTTCGCTAATTGGTATCTTACAGAACTCGATCACTACATCAAAGAGGTATTACATGTTGCTTATTATATCCGATATGTAGACGATATGGTGATATACGGAAGTAACAAAAAGTTTCTCCATCGTGTCAGAAAAGCCATTGCTACGTTTCTGAAAGAACGTCTCGGATTAGAAATGAAAAGTAATTGGCAAGTCTTCTTATTCGATTACGTCAAAAGCGATGGGACACACGTAGGTCGAGATTTAGATTTTCTCGGATTCCGATTTTTCAGAGACCGAACCATTCTGAGAAAGAACCTTATGTACAAAATGTGCAGGAAAGCAAGACGCATCAAACGCAAAGTTCATTTGACCGTTCATGACTGCTCTCAAATGCTTTCATATATCGGATGGCTCGATTGTACCGATACTCATGAGATGTATTTGAAACAGATAAAACCATACGTGAATTTCGGTTATCTGAAATCGCGTATCAGTGAAAACAACAAAAACAAGGAGGTATGTAAGAATGTGGCGCGAAGTAGAAAATGCAACACTGGCTCGACCAAAAGAGGTGGATACGGAATCGAGTAAAGCTTATGTGTACGTTCGCAAGAACATTACACTCGTGGAGGAATCCAAAGAGGGCGATACCGTGACACCGCAACATTACAAGTGGGAGGAAACAAAGATTCCTCGCGATACTTGGGATGTATGTTCACAGGTAATGGAACACGACACGGCTCTGAATGACGTATACGCAGCGCTTACAGAGCTTGCAGGCATGATTACGGAGGGATGAACATGGCTAAGATTTATTATCGCAGATACAAAGAGAGAATTGAATCAAACGAAATCACTTTGGACGAAGCAATTTCTCTGGCTAAGACGGAAGTTCCTGCCAGATGGAGAAGTACAGTAATTCAGATGTTAGAAGGCGATCGGGAGGACGGAAAGTGAGCATAGCTGTAAATGATATCCTCACTGTGATTTCAGTCGTTGCAGCGGTCTTTTTCGCCTACAGGAGTAACACTCGAGCTGACCACGATGATGTCAGCAAGAAGGCTCAAATCGAAGCTATTCTCTCTGAGAAACTGGATTCCATCAGTGATGATACAAAAGAAATTCGCAAGGAAATCTCAGACGTAAAAGTCAAAGTCAATGACCTGTCCGAGCGTGTTGTTATCGTAGAGCAGTCAACAAAATCGGCACACCATCGGCTCGACCGATACGAGGAAGATGGAGATGCAATGCGGTCAAGAAGAAAACGATGGCTTTAAAGAAGGGAGTGATGCATCATGAGTCAGCAGTCAGAGTTCATCGGTGCAATAGCAGTGTACATTAAAAAGTATGCACCGATGTACGGAATTAAGGTTGTATCGCCTGTTATTGCGCAGGCGATATTAGAAAGCAATTACGGTACATCCGAATTAGCAGTAAACGCGCATAACTACTTCGGATTGAAGTATCGCAGTTATCGTTGCCCCACCTGCACTGGAATTTATAAGAAAGTAGGTAGCGAGCAGAATGCAACCGGGAAGTATACCATATCACCTATGACGTGGTGTATGTTCCCAGATATGGAAAAGGGTGTCATTGGGTATTTTGATTTTATCAGTTATCCACGTTACAGTAATCTCAAAGGTATTACAAATCCGCGTAAATACCTCGAAACCATACGTGCGGATGGATATGCTACATCGCTGCAGTATGTAGAAAGACTGATGAAAATCATCAATACATGGGATTTAACAGATTATGACGAAGAGGAGGTATCAGAAATGAGTAATAGTCCATTAGTGGTCTACACCAAACTCAGCCCGAATCATTCTGGGCAGAGAACGCATTCCATTGATCGTATCACGCCACATTGCGTAGTTGGTCAGCTTTCCGCTGAGAGTATCGCAGGATGTTTTGTAAGTCCAGACAGAAAAGCAAGTTGTAATTACGGTATCGGAACGGACGGTCGAGTGTCCATGTCCGTAGAGGAGAAAAATCGCTCGTGGTGCTCCTCCTGCCGAGACAACGATCAGAGAGCAGTCACCATCGAATGTGCTTCGGACAAGACAGAACCGTATGCTTTTAACGACACAGTGTATAAGTCTTTAATTAACCTCTGTGTTGACATCTGCAAACGCAACGGAAAGAGTAAGCTTCTGTGGTTCGGAGACAAGGATAAGACTCTTGCATATGCTCCGAAGTCAGACGAAATGGTTCTCACTGTTCACAGATGGTTCGCGAATAAATCCTGCCCTGGGGATTGGTTGTACAGTCGGCTCGATAATTTAGCCGCAGAAATCACCAGAAAGCTCTCAGAGGGCTCAGAGACCGTCAAGGGTACAATTACGCCATCGAATACGAAAACGCTCTATAAAGTCCAAACAGGGGCTTTCAGCGTAAAGTCAAATGCAGAAGCACTCGTGGAGAAGCTGAAAAAGGCAGGATTTGATGCCTGTATCACAACTTGAGGTGGTCAAGGTGCTCAAGTGGCGAATTTTCCTATAACTTTTGCTAGATACGCGCGTATTAAGAGGAAGTTATACGCAAAAACCGATTTTGAACTACTTTAACTACTCAACTACCGATTTTAAGGAGGATTTTTATGATAAATTGGAACGTACGTTTTAAAAATAAGAATTTTTGGATTGCCCTCATTCCTGCGATTCTACTCTTGGTGCAGGTGGTGGCAGCAGTATTTGGATACACCCTTGATCTGGGTGACCTAGGTGACAAACTACTCGCCGTGGTGAATGCTCTGTTTGCCGTTCTCACCATCCTCGGAGTCGTCACTGATCCGACCACATCCGGCATCGGAGATTCCAAACAGGCATTGGGTTACAGCACGCCGAAAAAGGACGCAGATTAATCCGCGTCCGTAAATAAGGTGAATCCGAAGCAATGCTTTACGAAAAACATATAGTTCGGATATGCACAATTAAGTGGAGCTGTGCGCTCAATATCCGAACTCGTAATCGTAACAGCTTTGCTTCCAGATATGTTAAACATGAGTACCAACTTTCTCTCAGTGTTCCCTTCGTCATATACGTAAACGGAGTTCAGAAGCGTATCCACGATACGTCGTTGGTACTCTATATCTTTCGTATTGCCCTTCCTAAACGATTCGAGCCAGAACATGATTCTCTCTTTCGTTAGGACGGGCTTTTTCATTTGTTCCTTAACGATTTGCCGTTCGAGGTCTCGACGTTCCTCTTCTAATTCTTCGAGTCGTTCCTTCGTACTCGATGTGAAAATCCCCTGTTCAATCGCTGAGAGAATGTTTTTGAGCTTTTTATTGACCTCTTTTAGATTTTCCTGTAAGCCAGAAAGAAGGAAGGTGTCCTTAAGTTCTTTCTCGATAAGTTCCATCGCTCTGACGGAAATTCTTTCTATATTCTCATCTGTGAGTACGTGAGTCACCGTAAATCGAACGACAGTCTCTTCGAGCCACTCTTTCTTCTCTACCTTTTTATTGCAGTCGTGCTTCCGCTTACGGCAAGCGCATTTGTAGTAATGGTGGATTTTTCCAGTCTTTGAAGTTCCGCTTTCTCCGATCAGCGGTGAACCACAGTGACCACAGAAAACCTTTGTGGTGAGTAAATAATCTTCAATCGCTTTCCCCTTCGCTCGTGCTGCATAATTATGGCGAAGAGTCTCTTGCGCCTTTTCGAATAGGTGCTTGTCAATAATAGGTGGCACGAGTCCTTCTATCACTGTGTCGTCATAGCGATACACTCCGATGTATTTATCATTCCGCAGGATTCGAGATAAGCTGTTCTTATTGAACGCTCCTCCACGTGAGGTTTTGAATCCTCGTTCATTCAACAGGCCGATAATTTGTGTTTTCGATTTGCCCTCGGTGTACATGGTGAAAATTATTTTCACAGCTTCTGCACCAACAGGGTCGATCTCATATTTTCTGTCTGCACCGATTTTGTATCCGAGTACCGGGCTTCCCATAGCGACACCGTGGAGAGCGTTTTCTTTCATACCTCGTTTGATACTCCGAGCAAGGTTCTCACTGTAATACTCCGCGTATCCTTCGAGCACGGATTCGAGAATGATACCTTCTGGAGTGTCTGGCATTGGCTGTTTGGCGTAGAAGATTTTCACGCCGTTGCGTTTGAGCTTCGCTTTATAAATAGCACTGTCGTACCTGTTCCGAGCGAAACGGTCTAGGGTATACATTATGACTGCATCGAAGCAATGTCTTTCGCTGTCCCGTATAAGTCGCTGAAAACTTGGCCTGTTATCTGTCTTACCAGAAATGGCGCGGTCGATGTATTCATCTATTACCACCAAATCGTTTTTGAGTGCAAACTCGTGGCATTCTCTGAGCTGACCTTCGATAGATTCCTCACGCTGATTATGGCTAGAGTATCGAGCATAAATGACAGCTTTCATGGCTTCTCCTTATCGAACTCGTAAACTTTCGCCATGAGCTCGTGCTGTTCTCTACGAGGCAAGCTTCTATAGATACGAATAATATCTTTTTCATCATCATTGAGGTTTTCTGTTTCCGATGACAAATCTTCTTCGTCGGCGAAAAAGTCCATAACCGAACAATTAAGCTTTTTAGCTAATGAGAGCATGATGTCTTGCTTAGGTATAGACCCATTGTACCAAGCAGATACTTTTGACGTGCTCAGACCTAGTTCCTTACACACAGCGGTAGGAGTAGTACCCTGCATTTCGCAAATCCTTTTTAGATTCTCTCCGAATGTCATAATCATCACCTCTGAAATAAATTCTAAAAATTAGAATTTTAGCCTTTACAAATCCATTTATAAGAATTAGAATAATAACATCAAATCTGAAATACAGATTTGACAACAAAGAACCAGTCCCTATGAAAATTGGAGTTTTCAGAGAGAAATGCTGTGGTTCAGTTATATCTTGTGTGCGTATAAGAATAATAACATGAATTCCGTTTTCTCACAAGACTGGTTCTACATTTTAGAAGCAAAGGAGGGAGAAGATTGGATATTAAGAAGAGAATGGAGAAGCTCAAGATGTCGCAGGTGGATATGATTTTCGAGCTTCGTAAGCGAGGGCACGATGTGCAGCCTCCAATGTTGTCTAGCATTTTGAGTGGCGTGTACACCTATCCGAAGGCGAAGCAGATTTTAGCAGCGTGCGAGGAAATTCTCGATGAACGATCAAACGTGCCTATCTGACGAGCAGGTTGATGAGCTTGCAAGTTCATTAGTAAGTATCATGACCGAATTTTATGCAGACCCTAAGAACGAGGAGGGTTTTAAAGAATGGTTACAAGAAAAACAATCAAGGTCATTAGCATCGTGATGTGGGCCGTAGGAATGGGAATCTTCGTGGGGCTCGTCGGAACAGACGATTACTATTCCATGTATCTCCGTCAGCCGCATGCGTGGAATTGGACATGGACATTCAGAGCGATCTATCTCATGATGCCATATCTGGTTATTACGATCAGAGACGTTCTCACAGGGGATGACCTATGAACAGCAATAAAAAAATAGGAAACGAATTTGAAACTGAATTCTGCGAACGATTGAGTAAAGAAGGATTCTGGTGTCACAACATGACACAGAATGCGTCTGGACAACCTGCTGATGTTATCGCAGTGAAGAACCAGTTAGCATACCTCATCGATTGTAAGGTTTGCACGAGAGACGCTTTCAGCCTTTCTCGCATCGAAGAGAACCAGATTTTTTCCATGGAAACATGGGACGAATGTGGAAACGGAGTGGGATGGTTTGCTATCCGTTTCAGCGGTGGAATTTATATGATCGGATTACCTTCTCTTCAGAATTTCTCATACAGTAAATCGGTGCTACGAGAAGACGACGCGAAACGTATCGGAATAGAGCTAGAAAGTTGGTTGCGTGATGACGATTGAGATTTCCAATGTTTTAACTGTTAACTCTCCGTCCGATGAACTCAGAGAATGGTGCAAAGAAAACCTTGTATTAGTGAATCCAGAATACGCTAAGAAAGCCAGGATGGGTTTCTGGCTAGGTAATACACCGAAGCTTCTGCACCTGTACGAACAGGACGGAGACAAACTGATTCTCCCGTTCGGTGTTCTGAAAATTCTCATTAACAAATTCAGTTACGGCACAGTATTCACGCCTTTATTTGTAGATTCCACCCCCATTGATTTCCATGCTAGCATTCCTTTGTATGACTATCAAGAAGACGCGGTAAATGCTATGGTGCGTGCTCAATATGGCATATTACAAAGTGCAGCAGGAAGTGGAAAAACACAGATGGGTATCGCGCTCGCAGCAAGGCTAGGAAGACGGACATTGTGGCTATGCCATACGCTCGATCTGGTAAAGCAAGGCCACGACAGAGCAAAACAATATATCGATTCTAAACTCATCGGTACGATTTCTGGTGGAAAGGTCAATATCGGAAAAGCCATCACGTTTGCCACGGTGCAAACAATGAGCAAGCTTGATTTAACAAAATACCGAAATACTTGGGACTGCATCATTGTCGATGAGGTGCATCGAGTAAGCGGAAGTCCTACTACAGTTACTCAGTATCAGAAGGTATTGAACAATTTATCGGCTCGGCATAAGTACGGTTTATCAGCAACAGTACATAGATCAGACGGAATGATTAAAACAACATTCGCTCTCGTAGGAGACGTTGCTTACAACGTTCCCGATGATGTTGTAGCCGACAAGATTATGAAGGTTGGTATATGTCCTGTTTCCACAGGAACTCGCATTAGTAGGATGGCTTTGAATCCAGACGGGACGTTGAATTACACCAAACTCATCACCTATCTCACAAGCGATGAGGAAAGAAATCGATTCATCGTTAAGAAGATGGAGTTCGGTAAATCATCGTTGATTCTTTCCGATAGGCTTGAGCATCTGGAAGCATTGATGAAGTTACTCCCTTTAGGAGAACAGAGTAAGGCAGTAATGATTAGCGGAAAGATGACTTCGAAAAAAGGAAAAGAAGAACGAGAAAAGGCGCTAGACGACATGAGAAAAGGGAGCAAAATGTACCTTTTCGCCACTTACAGCCTAGCAAAAGAGGGATTGGACATTCCTAGACTAGAGCGTTTATACCTCACCACTCCGCAGAAGGATTACGCTGTGGTGACACAGAGTATAGGGAGAATCGCTCGTGTATTTGATGGGAAATCGAATCCTATTGCCTACGATTTTGTAGACGATATCGGATATTTGGTTAGGTCCTATAGAAAACGATATCGCATTTATTGTCAAAATCATTGCTATTTTGTATGAAAGGAGAAATTTATGTACGGAAGATCAATGTCACGAGCTCCTGCTCCTGTCTCGGAAGAGCTATTTGACTGCAGGAAGTACATCAAGATCGGAGATATTGTAAAGTTCGAGTCGATGCAGGGATGCAGCAAAATCGATGACGTATTGAGACACTGCTCGAAACCGTATACAGGAGTGGTAGTCAAGGTGTACGAGAAGTTCATCTTTGTGAAGCTCCGCAAGATCGTTGAGTGTTGCAATCGACATGACATTCTGGAACTCAATGGACATAAAGTCAAAGGCGGTTGCTTAGGAAAGGCAATCACGTGAGACTGATTGTATATGACGCAGAGGTTTTCAAATATAACTGGCTCGTCGTATTCAAGGATCATCAGAGCGGAATTTACACGTGCGTATGGGACGACCCAGACACATTGGCAGCTTGCTTAAGTGACGATTGTATCTATGTTGGTTACAACAGTAAACATTACGATCAATATATTCTGAAAGCAATTTGTACTGGTTTGTCTGCCCCACAAATCAAGGAACTCAGTAATTACATCGTAAATGAGCACGGTCAAGGATGGCAATATCCTCTTCTCCGAGATTCATTCTTTCATATTAATAATGTAGATATGAAAGACGATGCGCAGAAGGGATTGTCTCTGAAAGCCATCGAAGGCCACATGGGTATTTCCGTAAAGGAATCTTCTATTTCGTTTGATATCGATAGACCTCTTACAGAAGATGAGAAAAGGGAAACAGAATTCTACTGTAAGCACGATGTCGATGCTACGGAGAAGCTTATCGGTCTCCGTCATGACTATTTGAAGAACAAGGTCAATCTCGGTAGGCTTGCCGGACTCGATGAGGTCAAGGCAATGGGTATGACCAATGCCAAACTGACCGCAGCGATGTTGAAAGCAGTCAAAAAGCCCCACGATGACGAACGTAAGTACGTATACCCAGACAATCTATTGAAAAAATACATTCCGCAGGAGGTATTTGATTTCTTCAATAGAATGTATGACCGAGATATTCCAGACGAAGAACTTTTCAAAAGTAAACTCGAAATGAGCATCGGTGACTGCCAAGTAACAATCGCTTATGGAGGAATTCACGGAGCTCAGCCTCATTTTTTCTGGGAAAAGTCGGAAGATAGAGGAATATGGAATGAGGACGTAGGAAGCTACTATCCGCACCTGTGCACCATCAATGGTTACACGAGTCGAAATATTCCGTCTCCGAAGATTTACGAGGACATTCTGGAACGCAGAATGCAAGCGAAAGCGTCTGGCGACAAGCCGACAGCAAACGCTCTCAAGCTTGTATGTAATACGACCTATGGATGTCTATTGAATCAATACAATGATCTCTACGACCCTCTCATGGGACGGTCGGTTTGTATATCTGGTCAGCTTTATCTATTGGAATTAGCTGAGCATTGTTATCGAGAGATCGAGGGATTACAGATTGTTCAGCTCAATACGGATGGCATCATGGTTGAATGTGCGACGAAGGATTATGACAAACTGAAATCCATTTGTGACGAATGGCAGCAGCGCACAGGGTTCTCTCTAGAGGAGGACACTATCGTGAAAATCGCTCAGAAGGATGTGAACAATTACGTTGAGATTCAGCCAGATGGCAAGGCGAAAGCCAAAGGAGGCTATCTTGTAAAGGGTATCGCTCCGGCAGGAGCATTCAATATCAATAACTCCTGTGTAATCGTAGCTACCGCTCTCAAAGAGTACTTCGTAAACGGTACGCCCGTTGAAGATACGATCAACGCTTGCGACGACATATTCCAGTTTCAGATTATCGCTAAGGCAGGTCAGAAGTATCGCGAATCTTACCATATTGTAGATGGGGAAAAACACTCAGTACAAAAAGTGAATAGAGTGTATGCAACCAGTAATACGCGCTACGGGAAACTGTACAAGGTTAAGGCAGAGGATGATTCAGAAGCTAAAATCGATTCTCTCCCGGAGCACTGCATTATAGACAACGACAATGAGCTTTCCATTGATGATGTAGATCGTAGTTTCTACATCGCTATGGCGAAAAAGCGAATCAATGATTTCAAAGGCATTAAGCCAGAAAAAACTAAAAAGCCAAGGAGGACAAAAAGAATGGCAACAGCAACAAAGACACCACCTATGAACGTCTATCAGAAGCTCATCGAAGCGCGTAAGCGTTTTCTCGATGCGAGCGTCGAACAGGGCGGAAAGAACATGCAGCTTCAGTACAAGTACTTCGAGCTCAGTGATATCGTCCCTATTATTACTCGTATTTTCTCAGAACTCGGTCTTATCGCAATCGATAGATTCACTGATACGACAGCCAGTCTCACGATTGTCAACACCGATGACCCAGAACAGGGAGTAGAGTTCGTAGCACCGTTTAATCAGATTCAGCCAATTATCAGCAATGCAGGAAAGCAGGTTACGAACGACATGCAGGCGCTCGGTTCGTCCATCACATATATGAGACGTTATCTCTATCTCATTGCTATGGACATCTGTGTAGCCGATGATGTCGAACCTACCATCGATCATAATACAAACGCTTCGGCTTCTACTCCTGCTCCATCACACAATACGACTCCTGTTACTCCTCAGCAGAGGGAGGAAACGAAGGTGGCACTCGTATCGACCGATGGTCCTGCTTCGGAATTACAGATCAAAGGCCTTAAAAATGTACTGATTAAGCTCAAGGATGCCGACCCGAGTAAGGAGGAGTTTGTTGCAGATGTAGCTGTGAAGACAGATGCATTCACAAAGATTTCAAAGCTTCAGTGTGAGGAACTTATCAAGGAGGTTACAAAAATGCTTGAGGGGGGTCAGAAGTAATGCAGAATATCACATGGCTTGAGGGCAATCGCATTCAGATTGCCCCTCCTACAAAAACAAAGAAGGTAACGGGTACGCGCTTTGCTACCATCCTTGGTCTCAATCCATGGAGTACTCCATTTGAAATGTGGTGCGCCATCACGAAGACTTATGAAAAGCCGTTCGAAGACACCATTTACACCATCGCAGGTAAGACCATCGAACCGAAACAGGCTCGGTACATGGAGCAGTCCTACGGCATGGATATTATCAGACCATCTGACATCTGGGGAGAAGATTATTTCAACAAGACCTACGGAGATTTCTTCCATGAGAACAAGCTGTTCGGAGGAATGTGGGACTATCTGATGAAGGGCGAGGACGGCAAGGTCGAAGCAGTACTCGAAATGAAAACCACGAAGAGGGTTGAGGATTGGCGGAACGATGTTCCAGAGTATTACGCATTACAGGCAGCATTGTACGCACACTTGTACGGCGTAGATGATGTGATCATGGTTGCTTCATTCCTTGATGAAAAGGACTATGCTGACCCAGACAAATATGTTCCGAGTGCAGAAAACACAATCACCGTGGAATTCAAGGTTTCTGAGCGTTACCCAGATTTCGCAGGCAAAATCACGCAGATTTGCGAGTGGTGGCAGACATACGTAAATACAGGAATTTCACCAGTCTATGACGAAAAGAAGGACGCGGAAATTCTCAAGGCTCTCCGCACCCGCTCTCTTTCGCCAGATACGGATATCGAGTCTTTTGTAGCCGAAGCCGAGAGCCTTAAGAAGGAACTGGATGAGATTTCTGCTTCGACAGCGGACAAAGAAAAGCGTCTCAAGGAACTCACAGAACTTATCAAGCAGTACGCGCAGTCTCAGTTCCGTGACGGAGACAAGAAGGTTGAGGTGAAGGGACAGACCTTCACATGGACATTATCAAAGTCGTCTAGTGCGACAATCGACAAGGATGCATTAAAGGCCGACGGTCTTCTCGATAAGTATACAAAGAAGTCTGATACATATCGTATGACTGTCAAGTAATGGAGGTAAGCAAATGTATGTAAATCCGTTTTGGTGCGGCGTAGCTGTCACCATTGTAGTCGAAATGGCGTTACTGATGATTACCGCATTAATCAGCGGTACTAAAGATGAGGAGGATTAAATATTATGGCAAGAATTCCAATGACAAACGGTTTCATGATTGTTCCAGAGGGTGAATATGTATTCTGTGTATATGAAGTGAAGTACGATGAGGACTTCGGAAAGCTCGAAATCAAGCTCGTAAATGCGCAGGGCATGACGATGACTCAGCGCTACGGCATCAAGAACGCGAATGATGAGTACAACGAAGGCGCACTCAATGCATTCTCATTCTTCGCTAAGACAGCTATGAATGATTATTCACTGGAAGACATCGATCCTAACCAGTTAGTTGGGCACTACGTAACTGCTACTGTTATCCATAACGAAGTACCTAGCACGAAGGACCCTAGCAAGGTTATGACGTTTGCAAACTTACAGGACCTCGCGCCTGCGGATGGTTTTGATACAGATGTGTCAGAGCGTACTCGTAAGCTTTGTGGAACGGGCAATACGCCATCGAAGGGCCTCGATCTCGATGCACTGTTAAATGGTTGATGTCAACAGGGAGAGACGCTAGTCTTCTCTCCCTCATCATAGGAGAACTTAGAATGACAGACAATGTGAATCACCCGAAGCATTACGAGACAGGTCAATTCGAATGTATCGATGTAATGATCGAGACGCAGGGCATCGAAGTAGTAATGGATTTTTGCAAGTGTAATGCTTTCAAGTATCTCTATCGAGCCAGATTTAAGAACGGTCTCGAAGACATGAAGAAAGCAATCTGGTACATGAACAAGTACGTGGAATTAAACAGTAAGCAGGAGGCACAGAATTGACAAAGAGGGAGATTATCAAATGGCTTGAAGACAAGCAGAGTGATGCTGTATCCAAAGCATTATCCGAGTACGAAACAATAAAAACAAATTATATAGCGAAGCGAGACGCGGAGCTAGGAATCGATGAAATCGTTAGTAAGGTGTCTGATCTCATGTCGGAAGCTAGCCAGATTATCGATGCATGGAAAGTAAGTATCGAAAAAGTCAAAGACATTCGTTGCACAGACGGATACGCTTGGTCACTATCTAGTGATCTCATGGATTTTGCTGGCAAAGGCAATCTTTATGAAAAGCTCAAGCGTGATTTCATAGACGACAATGCATTTCTTCCTAAATTAAAAGATCAGCAGAGACACACCGTCAGAGAGATTAGAGCTAACTATTTGAATGTAATCGCAAATGTAAAAAATTTCAAAAAAGCATCAGACGGACTGGAATATCTCAAAGAACTCGGTTTCGATGTATCAGACTTGGTCGAAGCTGACCAGAATCCAATGTCTACTGATTTGACTGTACCAGTCGATACAAAATTTCTATTCATAGGAGATACGAAGAATGACAATTAATGAGTATCAGAAGAACGCACTTCGTACTGCAAACCACACTAGTGCCAGTGATGCATTAATTAATAGTGTGATGGGGCTTTGCGGTGAATCTGGTGAGTGCGTGGATATGGTTAAGAAGTACTACTTTCAAGGCCACGAGTTAGACACGACACATTTGGCAAAGGAATTAGGAGACGTGGCATGGTATCTTGCACTCGCCGCACACTCCATCGGGTACGACCTCGAAACGGTGTTGCAAATGAATGTAGACAAGCTCCGTAAGCGTTATCCAGACGGGTTTGATGCAGAGCGTAGTCTCCACAGGCAGGAAGGGGACGTTTGATGAAAGTTGTATTTCATTACGGTGCTTTGGCTGATTCGTTAGAAGAGCAAGCAAGATCATAAGGACTCACACTGGGCAACGATGGAGAGAGATTGCAGCAATTAAATGATGCAATGCTTATGTGTTGGATTTATGGCCTTTGTACAGATTCGCAGAAAGATTCAATGATGAAAAAGTTGCAGAAACAGATATTGAAGTCGCTTCGTAGGCAGGAAGGGGATATCTAATGATTGAATTTGAAAACACATCGGTCTGGGGATTCGAACATGCGGTTCGAGGAATGAGGAATTCTTATAATAGTTGGGATCGTTCGGACAGTCGCCATACCACTTGCGGTTATAGCATAGGTGACGCAGATTTGGCGCTCATGAGAAAGCTCATTAAGGCAGGTCCTTCTCATCGTAAATTCCTTCGGCAGATTTTTGTTTCTGTAGACATCACTGCTCCTCTTTACTGGTGGAAGGAATTCGATACATACAAAGTTGATACGACAGCCAATAGCTGTTCCACCATGCATACGATCACGGAGAGGCCGTTTAAAGTATCAGATTTCAGTATCGATTATTTATATTCTTTCAGCGGAACAGATAAAATTGTTCAGATTCTTAATGATTTGAATACGATCAGAGATGCGTACATCAATTACGAAAAACTTGCTTCGAAAAGCATCGCGATAGCTGCCGTTCCCAAAAAAGACATTTGGTATGCACTCATTCAGTATCTTCCATCTTCTTATAATCAGAAGCGTACAGTCACTATGACATATGAAAACCTTCTGAACATTCTGGACACTCGCAAAAATCATAAGCTCAACGAATGGCGTGATTTCTGTAAATGGATCGAGTATTTACCATATGCCGATCTCTTCAAAGAAGCGCTTCGAAAAACCAAGGAGGACTAAATGTACAAGTTAAAAAATGTCAACGGCAGGGTTAATTCCTTACTTCGTGCAGGAAAAGACTTCGTGAAAAACAGTCTCTCTATCTCTGCTGCGCAGCACATTATTGATGTAGGTGAGTTGACAGATTCAGACAAGCCAGATTATCCGATCTGCGTGGACGGAAAATGGTATTTCGAAGGTGAAGTGATCACGAAGAAGGTTCAGAAGAACTCTCTGTATGGAAAAACAAAGAAGGTGTCAAATGAATAAAACATTTTACTCAAGATATGTAGATCATTGTATCAGATTTCGTATTCGGCACCCTCATCCTTCTTCGTTCAACTCTGTTCAAAGCAAGGAGGATTGGCAGGCAGTAAACAACGCCTTGTGCGACATATCTGATGATGAACGATCCGTTCTATCCGCAATATACCGCTCTCGTGACGAAATCGAAGACGCTATTGCTTGCGCTTCTGCAACAGGGGGACTCCCAGAAGGAAAAATCTGCAAACTGATTTATGAATTTCGATCAAAGGTGGCAACATACCGTGGATTATCTACAGAACATACCAAATGAACTCAAGAAGCTTAACCAATGGGTGTGTGTAAAAGCAAACCACAAAATTCCGATGAAAGCATGGGAGTGCGAAGCAGCGTCTTCTACTGCTCCTCGCACGTGGTCTGATTTCGAGACAGCACTCACGTCCGTAGAACGTGGGTACTACGACAATCTGGGATTTGTCTTCAATGACAATGGATACGTAGGAATCGACATCGATTGCGGATATGACGAGGAGGGTTTTGTGAGTGTCATCGGAGCTGACATCATCAATAAATGTCATAGCTACACGGAGAAATCCAGAAGCGGTCGCGGATTTCATATTCTCCTGCGAGGTGATCTCCCATTTAAAGGAAAAAACAATCTTGCAGGAGTAGAGATTTACAAGGCAGCTCGATACTTCATCATGACCGGAAACACCCTTCTTTACCGAGAAATCATAGAGAATCAAGAAGCGATTGACTATGTGGTGGAGAAATACTTCCAAGAGACGCGAGAAGCTACAGAAACGCAGGCCATTGGTCGAGATCGAATATATGTACCCAAATGGGAAAACGTAGTCGAAAACGGTCGAGTAAAACTTCGACCGTCTTACCCGAGAATCACTTCTGGGAGTCGGAATATCAGTCTCACGTCATTAGCAGGACTGCTTCACAATCAAGGCTACACGAAATCTCAGATTTACGAGGAATTACAGTATGCGAACGATAAAGCCTGTGATCCTCCGCTCGACCGAAACGAACTACAGACAATTTGCAATAGTATCACGAGGTATAAGCGATGAAGATCAAATACTATAAAGAGGAACAGGGGTGTGCAAAAGGATTCTGTGCATGGTGGTCAGAGGGCAATCAGAAATGTGCAATCGCAGTCACAGGAGGTGATGAACATGAGTAAAGGAGCTGATATGAGTTGGGAAGACATTGAGTATAAGTTCGATATTATGAACAGAATGTCATGCCGTCCAGTTGAACTGCGGAAAGTTCCCAATGATTATATTTTCGACGAAGACCAATCTGTAAAATGGAACAGAGAGCAGGTCGAATTGAATAACAAAAAGTATCAAAGCGAAGTCGCTCGGCTCAACACCGAAAAGAACAAAGCTCGGGATTCCATCCGCGATCTGATTATTGAGAAGATTCAGCACGAGGTGGGTCACAGGCTCTCTCGTAAGAAAGCGGAAGCAATTTGGAATTGTGCCTACGAATATGGTCACTCTTTTGGATTCAATGAAATTCGTTGTCGCTTGTCGGACCTTATTGATTTGGCTATTACTCTGCTGAAAGGTGATAAGTAATGCAGGAATTTTTTGAGACACGTAATAAACGTGTCATTATGGACGAGGACTTATCCTCGAAAATGTATCTGATAAAACAGTATCGGCCTGAGAAAGCAGATGAGAAGAGTACAGGTTTCGAATGGTCTGAAATGGGTATGGCTACATTATTCGGTCTGCTCTACTCTCACGAAGCTCGGTATTGTCCCGAGCATAAGAGTTGGTACACCTATCACGAAGGGGCATGGCGCAAGGACGAAGGTTCTATCCTCGTATCGGAGAAAATCAAGGATTTCGTCCGGCTGATGATCCTCTACTGTGGGGAAATCGAGGACGATGATTTACGTAAAGCCTACACCAACTTCGTGAACAAGATGGGCGACAGGCGCATGAGAGACAGAATTCTCAAGGATGCCACGGGCGAGCTTCGTATATCTGCTACTCAGTTCGATGCTAACCCGTATCTCATTAACTGTCTCAATGGAACGTATGATCTCAGAGACTTCTCTTTCAGAGAGCATCGATGGGAAGATTTCCTCACAATGCAGACCGCATTCAATCATACGGTTTCGAAATCAGCAAGGTGCGAGCGATGGGAAAAGTTTATATCAGAGGTTACGGAAAACGACGCTGACAAAGCAGACTTCCTTCAGAGGGCGTTAGGATACTCAATGCTCGGAATGAGTAACGAGGAGTGCATGTTTATCCTCCACGGCAAGACCACTCGTAACGGCAAGTCCACTCTACTCAACACCATTGAGACCATGCTCGGTGACTATGCCAAGGTTGCCCCCGTCGGGATGATCTGTCGTGGAGACCGTCAGAAGGACGCAGAAGCTGCCAGTCCTACTCTTGCAGGACTGAAGGGTAAACGTTTTGTCACAATGGCTGAGTCTAATGAGTACGGCAAGCTTGATGAGGAGAAAATCAAACAGCTTACAGGTGGCGAAGAAATCTCAGCTCGCGCATTGTATCAATCGGCTATTACCTATAAGCCACAATTCACCTTGTGGCTCTCATGTAACGATCTTCCGATGGTTACTGATAAGTCCCTATTCGCTTCCGAACGTATCAAGGTCATCGAATTCAACAGGCATTTCTCGCCAGAGGAGCAGGACACACACTTGAAAGACGAGCTCTGTGAACAATCAAGTATGAGTGGCATTTTCATGTGGTTGGTGCGAGGGTATATTCATTATAAGGAACGTGGACTTACGATGAGCGAAGACATGCAGAAAGTTGTCAGTAAGTACGAAGCAGACAATGACTTGGTATTGCAGTTCCTAGAAAACAGATGCGATCGATTCCCGAGTAACGATGAGTACGGAACGAAGGACTCAAGAGTGTTAATCAAGGCGAAGGACTTGTATAACTCATTCAAAATATGGGCGAAAGCAGAAGGCGCTTATCTTCTCTCTGCTCGTAAGTTCAACTCAGAAATGGAGCGGCACCCGGAATGGTACGATCGAATTTCTTTGTCGAACGGAATGAAAGTTTACTGGGGACTAAAGCTGAAGGAGGTGATCTGGTGTTAAAAGTGAATGAACTTTTCGCAGGTATCGGAGCTTTCCGTAAAGCACTTGTTCGCCTTGGTATTCCGCATGAAATCGTAGGCATCAGTGAGATTGATAAATACGCCATCAAATCCTATTACGCCATTTATGGCGAAACTAGAAATTACGGCGATATCTCAAAAGTAGACAAATTGGATTGCGCCGACCTCTGGACCTATGGATTTCCATGCCAGGATATTTCGGTAGCAGGAAAACAAAAAGGAATCATCAATGGCGAAACCAGAAGCGGTCTGCTTTATGAAGTGCAGAGATTACTCACAAAGGCTCAATCAGAAAACGAACTTCCCAAATATCTCATCATGGAGAATGTCAAAAACCTTGTAGGTAAAAAATTTTGTACAGATTTTGACAGATGGTGTGACTGGCTCGAACAGCTTGGATATAACAATTATTGGCAAGTCATGAATGCTGCCGATTATGGCGTACCGCAGAAGAGAGAGAGAGTATTTTGTATCAGTATCAGAAAAGACATTGATGCAGGATTCAAATTCCCTTCTCCTGTTCGCCTTGAAAAACGATTGATCGATGTACTCGAACCACCAGAAGCAATAGATCAAAAGTATTATCTATCATCAAAGCTGATCCAGTATTTCGATAATCGTAACGAACACAACAAACAGTGTAACCTTGGATTTCGATTTGAACCCATTGAGAGAGAGAGAGCTGAATTAGCAAAAACCGTAACGACTAAAGCCGGATCACGTGATGTTGATAATTTCATCATAGAAGGGAATCGAATTGATGACGTGTAAGCAAATCGGAAAACTCCTCGATGTTTCATATGAGCAGAGTACGCGAGTGTATGACATCGAAGGCTTGTCTCCGACTGTAGTGACGAGCGCAGGGGGGGGGACACGAAGTGAAAATCATGGACACTAGACAAACAGAGAAATCGCAGATACGGAGATTGACTCCAATGGAATGTTGGAGGCTCATGGGTTTCGATGACAACGATTTTGAAAAAGCACAAGCTGTGAATTCTGATACTCAGCTTTATAAACAAGCAGGTAACTCTATTGTAGTGAATGTTCTTGAAGCGATTCTTAGAAATCTATTAAGGAAAGAATGGCTCGATTCGCTACTTACAGAATAAGGAGGAATTCAATGACGGCGAAAAAATGTGACCGCTGCAACAAGTATTACGACTACTACGAAGGCACAAACGGAATGGCACTGATGCACTACGATGATGTCAATGATACAGATGAGATGACCGTAGGGTTAGACCTTTGCCCAGAGTGTCTCGGAAAATTGAAGAATTGGTTGGATGGAGGAGACGACATTGAAAAATAAACAGCACATTCGGCACTGCCCTTTCTGCGGAGGAAAAGCCGGACTTTACGAAGACCGTAACGGTTCGTGGATTGTACAGTGTAACACCTGCGGAGCTTCCACACTCCGCAGACGAAATTATAAGAGAGCGATTCTGGATTGGAATCAGAGGAGGTGAAATGAAAACCTTTTATACTATCAAACTCACAGAAGAACAGCTTTATTTGATACATCGAGCGGTCAACATCATGCTTCGTAGCGGTGTGGGACAGCCTAGGGATTTAGCAAAATGGCTTGCTTCTAAAGCGGATCGAGTAGAAATGTCTGCAAGGAGTACGTATGAAAGAACTTTGTTCGACGCATATCTTGTTAGATTAGACGTAATCAATTCTGTATTAGGCGGAGTAATGGAAGGATGCGGAGCTCTTTGCTTTCCAGATGACGCATCCGATACCATTCGCGAACTCGAAACACTTTACGAATCTATATCCGAGGCCCTTTGGCCTATGCAAAACCTAACTGTTACAAAGGGAGGTAAAGAACCAATCCCAGAGATTCATAAATTACAGGAGTGAACGATCATGTTAAAGGCAATTAAGGGTTATTTATCAGACATCTTTCAGTCAGAGCGAAACGCAGCACTGTTCAGCTTCAATCTCAATAAGGTCCGCGCCTACCTTATGCGTGTCCACGGGTGGAAGCTCGAAGACTTCCCGTCGGACTACGACCTTGAAATCGCCATGTACATGAGCGCTGCTGAGACTCCGACTTTCAAATACAGAGATCGTCAGCAGGAAGCCAGAACATGGCTAATTCAGCACACAGGCTGTGATTATGATTGGTTAAGAGGTCTCAGCAAGGACACATTGATTGACCTGCTTCTGGACAGTCCGTGTGAAGAATAAAAATTATTTTCAAAAAGCTATAACTAATGGTTATAAAAGGAGAATTTTGACTATGAAATCAAACAAAGAAACCTATTCTGAAATGATCAATGAGGAGTATCGTAAGCGCAAGCCAAGCTTTTTACGACTTATGATTTCGGATATCATCTGTGACATCACAGAAGCCTTAATTAGGCTTAATTGTAAGGTACTCGGCACATCCTACGATAAGATCAATAAAGCGTCTAAAAACGCAAAATACGACGTCACAGGGGGTGCTGAATATGACGCTTGATGATGTAATCAGACTGGAGCCGTCTGTGAGGGTGTGTGACATTCTCCGGCTCTTCTTGTTTGGAGAGGATGAGTCGTTCCGATGTATGCTCATTGGACGTAGGAAGCATTACTTTGACATATTTGAGATTCTGGATAAAGAGAAAATCAACTCTCCTGCGTGGCAATCGTATTACGAGTGTGTTGTCGAAGACATGTACATGATGGACGAAGGCGACGGGTGGTATCTGACTCTTGTGATAAGGATGGGTGAAAATGACAATCGATGAAAAGCAGGAGCTTGTAAAACTCCTCGCACTGTATCAGCATGACTTGATGAAATTGGACAAGGAGAACAGAGCTTATAAAGAGCGCCATCCAGACGATTGGCTTTTACCAAATCAAGGCGTGAAAGTTCAGTATGAACACGCAGGAGGAATCATAAGAAAGCTCTCTGTCGAACTCGGCAAGGGTATTAAATCATGGTGGGAGGTGTAATAATTGTCAAAACATACAATCTCCGACCTCTATCAAATGCAGTCAATGCCGCTTTCTATTAAAGTGAGAATGACTGAAAACAGAATTAGAGGTTGGATTGAAGAATATGGAGTAGACGGCGTGTACGTCAGTTTCTCCGGCGGCAAAGACAGTACGGTATTGCTTGATATTGTCCGCAAGCTCTATCCCGATGTATTGGCGGTATATGTCGATACCGGGTTGGAATATCCCGAAATTCGAGAGTTCGTAAAGAGCTTCGATAACGTGGAATGGCTCAAACCGAAGAAGAACTTCCGACAGGTCATTACCGAATATGGGTATCCTTTTATTTCTAAGGAGGTTTCTGATAAGGTACAAGGTGCAAGACGTTATCTCAAGTCAGTTCGAGAGAGAGAGAGAGAGAGACCGATTTATGCACCGTTCATGGCAGACCTGTTGGGTATAGACAGGAGAATCAACAAAGAGAATCCCGATTATCAAGCACTTCTGATGGGGACTATCCCTAGCAAACCCAAGGGGGATTCACGGTATCGGCAAGTCATAGGAACATATCAGAACAAGGACGGTGGTACAAGTAAATATTGTCTGACAAAGTACCAGTTTTTCCTTGACGCACCGTTTGAAATTTCAGCTAAGTGCTGTAACGTAATGAAGAAAGCACCTGTACACACTTTCGGGAGAAAGACCGGAAGAAAACCTATGACCGCACAGATGGCAAGTGAAAGCCGTCTGCGAACTGCGCAGTGGCTTAAGAACGGTTGTAATGGTTTTCACATGACCTCTCCTATCTCCAATCCTATGAGCTTTTGGACAGAACAGGACGTGCTTCTATATATCAAAGAACACAAGCTACCCATCTGCTCCGTGTATGGGGAAATTGTAAAGGTCGATGGTAAATCCGCACCTGTGAAAGACGCAGATATGATGGAACTTTTTGATCTCGATAGACCATTCCTCAAAACCACAGGCTGTGACAGAACAGGTTGTATGTTCTGCGGATATGGTTGTCACCTTGAGAAACCGGGAGAAGGACGATTTCTCCGAATGAAAGAAACTCACCCGAAACAGTATGACTACATCATGCGTCCTACTGATAAGGGAGGTCTCAACTATAAAGAGGTTATTGACTGGATAAACGAAAATGGAGGTTTTCACATTGAGTATTGAGAGCATTAAGAAGAAGGTCGAGGAACTTTCCGACCTTCAAAAGAATGGAAAGCCCGGGTACTCCTGTGGCTGGACAGACGCTTGCGGACTGGTTCTCGCAATGCTGGATAAAGAGACAACCGGGGTGTGCCACGATGTAGCAATGCAGATTGAGGAGTTTCAGAACGCTTCTCTGCTGGAACGGCTCAAGGCTCGTATTGCCGAGAGCGCAATCAAGGTATCTACCGTCAAAGCTCCGCACACCTACATGAAAGCTGTTGGTACGAGGGAGCTTGAGAAGATTCTCGAGGAGGAGTTCAATCATGGATAAACGACTTACTGTTGGAGAGTTGAGAAAAGCTCTCGAAGGTGTACCCGATGAATTGGAGGTTCACTTCGATTCTGATACCGAGGAAGCATACGAAATCATTCTGTCGATGGCTCGGCGTGTGAAGTACGACCTCCAGGACGGTCAGCGGTTTGCCGACACTGGTGAGACCGGGGTTGACTATTTCGAGATTTACGGCAACGCCGCCGAGGAGGACGAAGACGATGTTTGAGAGACTTCGGAAACACTTCTGCCGTCACCGCTTCCGTCCGATTGATACGATGTGTAAGTGGAATGAGAAGAAAGATGGGTTCACTATCACGGAGACCTGTCTCAAGTGCGGCAAGCGGTTCTCTTTCACATTCAGACCGACCTTCGGAGTGATACAGATAAGAGAAAAGCACGATTAACACAAATCGGATAAGTATTTATCAAAAACGACATTTACCAAACTATCCGATTAAGATTAAAAAACAATCTTTTACCATTAAGAGTTATTCTTATTATTCTTATAAAGGGTGTTAAGTAGTTCAAATCAAGGTTTTGCGTATAACTTCCTCTTAATACGCGCGTATCTAGCAAAAGTTATACGCAAAAATCGATTTTGAACTACTTTACACCTTCTATAAGAAGAATAATAAGAAGATTTAGGAAGGAGACCGAATGAGAAAAACCAAGGAGACTGCTGAAGTTAAGGAGACCAAAACTCCACCTGCAACCAAGAAGAAAAAGTGTAAACCCAGAGGTGGTAACTCTCCTGTGATTGGAATGAATGGATACAATCTGAAAGCAGGTGACAATACCAAGTTTCTGGAAATCAATGTGGCGTTAATGAATATGCCAAATATAGATATGACAAATCCATCGGAAGTGGCTCAGCGACTCTCCGACTATTTTGCGTTATATGCTCAGAACGATATGAAGCCTACAGTTGTGGGAATGGCGATTGCATTGAATGGGCATAGCAGGCAATGGCTACATGCTGTTGTGAATGATGCACCTCTTGGAGGGCGTGGAAATATGCCAAACTTGCGCCCCGATGTGACGAACGTCATAAAAAAAGCGTACTTTTTGCTCGAAAATTTGTGGGAAAATTACATGCAAAACGGCAAAGTTAACCCTGTAGCCGGAATCTTCCTCGGCAAAAACAACTATGGATACCGTGATCAGACCGAATATCTTGTGCAACCTGCACAAAAGGATGAAAACGACTATTCTGCTGACGAAATCAAGGAGAGATACATTCCTGCTGAAGAGCCGAAGCGACTTTCAGCTAGCGACTCTGACGAGAAGCCTAGCGAGTAACGACTTTCGACTTTCGACTTTCGACTTTCGACTTTCTGACAGCCCTGGTATTAACCGGGGCTATTTTCATGCGAGAAATTCCTTGTTAATTTCTAAACAATCGTGAAAAGTTCGGGTGCCGTCGGCGGGTTGCCTGGACGGGCTCTCACGTTGGTGTAGCAGATCGACAAAACGGCTTTCTTCCTATTAAATGCAAAAAATTTTCTATACGAAATAAAAAATTTGAAAAAGCGCTTGACACATTTCGTATACGTGTTATTATAGGGGCATAAAGAAACATGTAAACGAAATATTTGAGAAAGGAAGCAAACATATGAAGTACGAGCTACAACCAACAACAAAACAGAAAAGCTTTTACGGAAAAGCCATTGTATACCGGGACGCAAGCGGAAACGAAACACTTTATAGTTATGGTACACCCATCATCAAAAGATTGAAAAATGGCGCATTGATTCGTTTGTGGGCCGGGTGGTCTGCTACCACCGGGAAACATATAAAAGCCTTTTGCGGCTTGAATAAAGCAAAATTTTTTGCTTTGCCGCATGCGGTCACACCACAAGAAAAAGCGGCCGCATATAGTGGAACGTTATTCATTTAAATGAGATTTAGCAGAAAGGAAGTATATAAATGAAGTTAGAAATTAACGCTAGTTGGTTAAAGGATTTAATGGCCGATATCGGCCGGGATTCATTCAGCTATGAAGGGTGTGAAGCGCTTGTCGATTTTTACGATACAAGCGATCCGGATTATACAGTCGACCTAACGGGCCTTGATTGTGAATGGACGGAATACGGAAACGATTGCGAATGTAGTTTTTACGATTTAGTGAACGATTATGGTTATATTTATTCAAAAAGTGAATATAGTTTTGATAATGATATTTCAGAAGACGAAATAGACAACGGTAGTTATATTTCGGAATTAATCGACCGCATTAACGACCGCTTATTTGTTCTTTATGTTTCAAATGGGAATTATATTATTCACGAATAGGGGGGGGCAAAATGAGAAAATACACGTTTGTAGACAATGACGGCCACACGTGGGAACGTATAACAAAGAAAACGGCTAGGGCCGCTTATAGCAACGGCTTAACCGTTCTGTTTTGCCCCGTAAATCGTCAAGCATTTGGGCCGTGGGGTGGCGGTATCGGTTTAGATATTTCACACGACACGGATATAGGCATTTTAGAGAAAGCAACACGCGAAAACAGTTTTGATAGAGCTTTGCGTGCATTCGAATATTATAATTGTAACAATGAAAACGGACGTTATACGGCTTTTTACATTCCGGTGAAAACAATAGACGGAATTGCAGAATACGATTATAGCATCATGAGGGCGGAAAAATGACAAAATTTGAAAGTTTGTGCGATGAATACAGGGAAAACAAGCGATTGATTGAAGAATTGGAAGCAATGAACGACGGTTTGAAAGCCTCTATTATCGAGCTAATGAACGGTCAAGACGTCGTGACCGAAGGGGCTACAAAAGTTTGTTACAAGCTCGTTAGCTCTACTCGATTCGATTCTAACACGTTCAAAAAGGTTTACCCGGATTTATACATGGAATACAGTACCCCGACGGCATACCGTCGCTTTACGGTTCAGTAAGGGGGGGGACAAAATGAAAAAAGTTATAGTGACGGTATTATACAAGCGTTTACAAAGTTGTTACGAATTACATAATCTTGTAGTGAATAATGTAAATTTTGGTTGTGTTTCATTGGTTGACATGCCCCACGAATTCATAGGCATACGCAATATGATTCGATACGTGCTTAGTGTTTTGGAAAATAATAACATGCGGTGCACGTATTATTCAACGGCCGGGGCGCGATGGTATAATATGCAATTTGTAAATATTGAAACTGAAAAGGTAGACATGTTTGCATATACAGAGAAGGGGGCGACGGAATGACATTAATTTGTGTGTTGGTTTTCCCGTTGGTGGTGATATGGGATTTATTAAAACTGAATAATTAACAGAAAGCCCGGGCATATACCCGGGCTTTTCTTTGTTCTGCTAGCTGTTAGCAGCATACGGAAAAGGGCTTTATGTAAACGTATAATCAAATCATGATTAGACGTATGGCCTTATATGTCCAGGAAATAGCAGCAAGGCTTTATTTGACGTTATAAGGCTCGTTTTGTGTGCATGGCTATATTTGTACCTATTTGCTATTTGAATTGATTTTAGACGGCATTTTGCGCGTTCTAAGGGTGTGCGTGTGTCGTTGGTAGCAATGCATATAGGCCCCCTAGGGGGGGATATTGCGCGAAGGCAGGCGGCGAGAGTAGTGTCGTGAGTATCCAAAAATTTCAAAAAGTTAAAAAAGTCAAAACCTAAATCAAAAACCAAAATCCGATTCTCCATTTCAAAAATTTTCCAAAAATCTAAAAAGGCGCTATTGACACGTGTGGGTGTTCATAATATACTTTAGCAAAAGAAAGGAACACGCTTATGAAATCAAATGTCATTATCAAATCTCTGCTAGTAGCCAGAGGTCTTACCCAAAAGGACCTCGCCGCAATGACTGGAAAAGTCACCCAGTCGGCAATCAGCAATGCTGTCTCACGTGGGAATGCAATGAAAATCGACACATTCCTCGAAATGGTTCACGCATTGGACGCAGAGGTCGTTGTTCGCATCAAGGGCGATGACAAAAGTGAATGGGTCATCGATTGAAAAGAGGTGATTTTGTGAAGGCCATCGGTTATATCCGTGTCTCAACGGAGGAGCAGTCTTCGGACGACAAGTATGGTATCGATGTGCAGAAACAGGCGATTTCTTCCTACGCGAAGGCGAATGGGTACGAAATTGAAGCATGGCTTGTAGATACCATCAGTGGTGCAAAGGACAATCGCCCGGAACTCGACAAGATATTGTATAAGTCAGAAGAGCTACCACAACATGATGCGGTTATCGTGTTCAAGAATGACCGTATCGCTCGTGACACAAAATTATACTTTTATTACTTCTACACTCTTGAGAAGCGAAACGTAAAGCTGTTGTCTACGGAGGAGCATTTCTCAGAAGGCGATGATTTTGCTAATATTTACCGTTCTCTCCTCATGTTTGTTGCAGAGCAGGAACGAAAGAACATCGCCTTACGTACAGGAAGAGGCAGGTCGTTAAAGGCACACTGCGGTGGGTATTCTGGTGGAAACAGACCATATGGTTACGATTGCCGAGACGGAGTGCTCGTGGTGAATCCGCAGGAAAAAGGTATCGTCGAGACAGTATTCAGAGAGCACGATGATGAGAAGATGCCGTTGAGTGATATTTGTGATATACTATACGACAAAGGCTATCGGACTCGAAAAGGAAAAAGATTTCAACCTTCTACGATTCGAGGGATTCTATCGAACAGACTGTTTTACGAAGGAAAATATAAATACGGAAACATGGAATGGGTAAGAGGTGTGCACACTCCTCTCCTTCCGTTGTAAGTGGCGCGTCATCGCGAAGAGAGTTATTCTCAAACGATGGCGCGTTTTTGTTTGGAGGATAAATGGAAAAACTACTAGAAGCAATTTTTGAACAGGTAAAAGCCTACCCGAAGAACACACAGGCCGCTACTGATCTGTACTACATGTCGAAGGACGCAATAGGTACAGATGTCGATCTCGGTGTGAAGTATTTGAAGCTGCTTTCTGAACAATTAATGAAAAATATACCAAATTCAGAAGGAAATACGCTTAGAACATTGTTCACATTGCACAAGAAGGTATTACTTGCTGCTGCGCCTTATGATTTTGATTCTTACCTTCTGTACATTGAATGGGAAAGAGACCCAGACAAGAAGTTCTATCCACCACGCAGGAGGGTGCTGAAACAGGTTGTGGACGCATTGCAGGAGCTTGCGGAGAGAAAGATAGAGTTGCTTACTATCTCTCTTCCGCCTGGAACGGGAAAAACCACGCTTGCCATCTTCTTTCTCACGTGGATTGCAGGACGAAATCCAAACGAGCCGAATCTTTCTGGTAGCCACAGTAACGCTTTTATTCGAGGAGTATACGACGAATGTCTGAGAATCTTCGATCCTCAAGGTGAATATCTCTGGCACGATGTGTTCCCTGCTGTGCAGGTGAGTAACACAAACGCGAAGGACTGCCGTATTGATCTTGATAAGAGACAGAGATTCGAAACATTGGAGTTCACATCTATTGGAACAGGTAATGCAGGTCTTTACAGAGCGATGAATCTGCTCTACTGCGACGATCTAGTGTCTGGCATCGAAGTTGCGCTCTCGAAGGAGCGTCTCGATAAGCTGTGGGAAACCTATACGACCGACCTTAGACAGCGTAAACAGGGCGATCATTGCGTGGAGCTTCATATCGCTACACCATGGTCTGTGCATGATGTCATTGCGAGATTGCAGAGACAGTACGCGGATTGGGACAAGGCGAAGTTCATTGTCATTCCTGCGCTCGACGAGAACGATGAGTCTAATTTTGATTATGATTACGGTGTAGGGTATTCGACAGAGACACTCCACAAGCAGAGAGACATCATGGATGACGCGAGTTGGCGAGCACTGTTCATGTGTCAGCCGATTGAGCGAGAAGGATTACTCTATTCTGAGGACGAATTAAGACGGTATTTCGAACTCCCGGATACTGACCCAGATGCAGTTCTAGCAATATGTGATACTAAGGATCGAGGTTCTGATTACGCTTTTCTACCTGTTGGTTATCAGTATGGACAAGACTTCTACATTGACGATTGTGTATGCGATAACGGACTCCCGAATGTGGTAGATGCAAGGTTGACGGAAATTCTCGTAAGAGACAAAGTGCAGATGGCAAGATTCGAGTCGAACTCGGCAGGAGGTCGCGTGGCTGAAAAGGTGCAAGGCGAAGTAAAACAGCGCGGAGGCATCACGAAGATCACTACGAGGTTCACTCGCGAGAACAAGGAAACAAAGATCATCGTGAATAGCGCATGGGTGAAGGAACACTGCCTTTTTAAGGATAAATCAGAATACCGTAAGAATTCTGATTACGGTCGGATGATGGATATGCTCTGCTCTTACACCGTCATGGGTAAAAACAAGCACGATGATGTGCCCGATGGTATGGCAATGTTCGCGCTGTTCGCTCAAAGTCTTACGGCAGGGCGAGTGGAAGTATTTAAACGTCCAATTTAACAAAATATTGTGGGTAAAAGCTTTACAAACACCATATTTTGTAGTATGATAACATAAAGGCGAAGAGTATGCTCTTTCTGGAGCGACTCCGATATAACTGATTAATTGTGAAGCATGATTGCATGAAATTTATTTATGTAGTCATGCTTCATTTTGTTTAGAGAAAGGAGGGGCATGGGTAATCAGATCGATACATCAAAATCTATGAGTGCGACTCGACAGATGAGCGGACGACGCATCATCAAGTCGAGCGTGGAAGAAATCACTGCCGATAACATCAGTGATGTACTTTGGAAAGCGCTCGGAATCCACGAATTGAACCGTAGCGAGATCGATTACCTGTACCGCTACTACAAGGGCGAACAGCCTATTCGCCATCGCGTGAAGGAAGTAAGACCAGAGATTTGTAACAAGATCGTGGAGAATCGTGCCAATGAGATTGTTTCCTTCAAGGTTGGATATCTCTGCGGCGAGCCGATTCAGTACGTGAGTCGAAGCGGTGATGAGTCTGTTGTTAAAGAGATCAATGCTCTGAATGAATACATGTTCGCAGAGGACAAGGCCGCGCAGGATCAAGAAATCGTGGAGTGGCAAATGATTTGTGGTACTGCTTATCGTCTGATACTTCCAGATAAATACGCAGGTGAAATCGAAGACGAATCTCCGTTCGAACTCTACACGCTCGACCCTAGAGACACCTTCGTGGTGTATTCCACAGACATCGGAAACAAGCCTCTGATGGCTGTGAAGTATTCCGAAGATACAGATACTCACGTGATGCACTATTCCATCTACACGGAGAACGAGTACTTCGAATTCGAAGATGGGATCATGGTGAGCGAACAGCATCATGCTCTCGGTATGATTCCGATCATCGAATACCCTGCGAACAATGCGCGTCTCGGTGCATTCGAAACGGTACTTCCTATTCTAGATGCCATCAACAACGTACAGAGTAACAGAACGGATGGCATTGAACAGCTCGTACAGGCATTCATGAAGTTCGTGAACTGCGATATCTCCAAAGAGGAGTACGAAGAGTTCCTAGAGCTCGGTGCAATCAAGGTCCATTCCGCCGATGGTCAGAATGCAGACGTGGATATGGTGACGACAGAGCTCAATCAAACTCAGTCTCAGACATTGAAGGATGATCTGTACAGTGCGGTTCTCACGATTTGTGGTATGCCGAACAGAAACGGTGGATCGTCCACGAGTGATACAGGTTCTGCTGTCCTGCTTCGTGACGGATGGTCCGATGCAGAGGCTAGGGCAAAGGATAGCGAGAATGTTTTCAAGAGAGCCGAGAAGCAGATGCTGAAGCTCGTACTTCGTATTTGCAGAGACCTAGGCGACAGCAAGCTCCGTCTCAAGGACATCGATATGAAGTTTACTCGTAGAAATTACGAGAACATCCAGAGTAAATCGCAGGTTCTCGATACGATGCTCAATAATCCGAAGATTCATCCTCAGCTTGCGTTCCAACATTCTGGAATGTTCAGTGATGCTGAATCTGCATACACGATGAGCATGAAGTATTACGAGGAACAGCAGAAAAAGGCACTAGAAGTCGCGCAGAATGGCAAAAATGATGCAAACGACGGTGATTCAAACAAAGAAACTGGGGAAGAGTGATTCGCTCTTCCTTGAGTATACACGTTAGAGAAAACGTTAATCGCAAGCACAGGTAGAGAAACCTTAAATCGCAAACAAAGACACAGAAGTCGTTAAAAGGCAGGAGGAACATAAGCATGGCAAAGATCGACATTTCGAAAATTGAAGGTTACGACAAGATGACAGCCGAGGAGAAAATCAAGGCTCTTGAGGCTTACGAGACCGCAGACCCAGATTATTCTGGCTATGTCAAGAAGGAGCTATACGATAAGACGGCATCCGAACTTGCAGCTAAGAAGAAGGAACTTGCGTCTAAGCTCACCGAAGATGAGTTGAAGAAGCAGAAGGAAGGGGAGGAACGAGCAGCACTTCAGTCTAAGTACGACCAGTTACTCCGTGACAGTGAGATTTCACAGTATAAAGCAAAGTTCTTAGGAATGGGTTACGAGGAGGCGCTTGCATCCGAGACGGCCGAGGCCATGGTGAACGGTGACACCGACAAGGTGTTTGCTAATCAGAAGAAGCATCTTGAAAATGTCGAAAAGAAGGTTCGTGCTGATGCACTCAAAACTACACCGAAGCCTAAGAGTGGTGGAGAACCTAAGGATATGACGCTCGACAAGTTCAGAAAACTGTCCGATGAGGAGCGTTATAATTTTGCGACAGCGCATCCAGAGGAATACGAAGCCCTCTATACAAACGAAGGAGGAACTAATTAATGGCAAATAAGACATATTCTAATTTCTATCTCTCTAATGAGATTGAAGATCAGTTTAATTCACATCTCAATCTACAGCAGTTTTGTACCATCGATAACACCCTCACCGATGTGTCGGGTATGAAGCGTAAGATCAATCGTTACTCTGCTACTTCCGCGACAGAGAAGCTTGAGATGGGTAAGGGTAATACCAAGAAGATCGAGGTTGCATTTGCACCAGAGGAGTACGATATCGCACTTGCTCAGAATACTTTCGAGTATCACGACGAGGAAGAGATGATCGATCCGATGGTTGTACAGGTGGGTATTAAGCAGCAGGGCACCGACCTGTTCAATACCGAGAATGCGGACATCTTCAAGGAATTCGAAAAGGCAGAGATTGTCGTCCCTGTAACATCTTTCGATTTCGATGCCTTTGTAGATGGCGTCGCGGCCATCAACATCGAGGAGGGTGACAACAATCCTGCTGAGAATGCTCCGCAGACGTTCGCATTTGTAAACTCTTCTGTTGCCGCTGAGATCAGAAAGAATGCGAAGGACCTGCTGAAGTACGTAGAGTCTTTCGTTCGTACTGGTTACGTGGGCACGATTGGCGGTGTGCATCTGTATTCCAAGAAGGATGCGAAGAGCACTGAGATTTGCATGGGTACAAAGAAGGCGGTCACTCTCTTCAACAAGAAGGGTGTGCAGGTCGAGCAGAAGCGCGATGCGAATACACGTACAAATGACATTATTGCTCGTAAGTACTATATTGCGGCCCTCACTCATGCTGACAAGGCCGTGAAAATCATCAAGGGTACGGCGAAGGTTACTACCGATACAACCTTCAAGTCTAACAAGACATACTACGCGAAGCTTGATAATGGCTATGTAGTGGTTGGTCAGACCGAGGAGGTTACAAATCCGGCTACCGCAGGTTATTACGAGATTTCTTAAATAAAAGGAGGTGGGCAACATGACCGAAGAGGAAAAGCTGATTGCTCTCAAAGCAATGGTTGGTGATTCCGACAGTGACGAAGTGCTGTCCACCTATCTTAAGTTAGCTGCTCGTAAAATCATACGTCGAGCGTATCCTTACGATTCCAGTGTGACAGAAGTTCCTGCGCAGTACGACACGCTTCAGTGTGAAATTGCAGCATATCTACTCAATAAACGTGGCGCAGAAGGCCAGACTTCGCATTCTGAAAATGGTATCACTCGACAGTATGAAAATGCTGATGTTCCATCGTCTATGCTCAAAGAGGTTGTACCTCATGTGGGGTGCATCCGATGAAAACAATGACGCGAAACAAGCGAAAGTTCTATTACGCTCTGTACAAAGAGAAAGTACCGAAAACGGATGAATATGGAAACGTAACAGGCGAGTACGAAGTCATTCGAGACAATCCTGCTTCGTTTTTCGCAAACATATCTGCCGCGAAGGGTGAGACAAATACTCGACAGTTTGGTGAGACCGAAGCCTATGACAAGGTGATTATTATGGATAACGACGCTCCGCCCATTGATGAGTATACCGCATTATGGGTGGATGAAGTCCCAGAGGTCACCGAAGACGGTTCTCTTGCTACAGATGAGGACGGAAAAGTCCTCACACCTCATGATTACATCGTGAAGAAAGTAGCCAAGAGTCTGAACAGCGTATCGATTGCGATAAGTAAGGTGACAATCAGTGGGTAAGCACGTTATTTCATTCGGTTTGACCGAGCAGAGTTTGGACGAAGCTATTAAACAGCTCGACAAATATAAGAACGACCTGCAACGAAAAACAGAGCTTTTTCGTCAGAAGGTTGCAGAAAGACTAGCTGACGAAGCTCGTGATGGATTCGATTTCGCAGTCGTTGACGATACAAATTACAACACTCGCATGGCGAATGTAAATGTATCGGTCGATGAGCGAGGTTCGATCAGCGTAGTTGTTGCGCAAGGCGAAGACGCCGTGTGGGTTGAGTTCGGTGCAGGTGTTTACTACAACGGTCCGGCAGGTTCTTCTCCAAACCCTTATGGAAAACAGCTCGGAATGACAATCGGTAGTTACGGTAAGGGCAATGGTAAAAAGCAAACATGGGGCTACTACGAAAATGGGCAATTACAGATCACCCGTGGTACTCCTGCTAAAATGCCAATGGCCTCGGCAGTCATCAGTGTTTTGAATGACATTCAGTCGATAGCTAAGGAGGTATTCGGATGATTGATATCGAGACAGAGGTATTCAGTTTCGTATCCTCCGTAGTGAGAAAGAAATATCCGAAAATCTATATGACTGGTGAATACGTTAAGTCTCCGCCGTCATTCCCTTGCGTTTCTCTCATCGAGACCGACAATCAGATTTATCGGAATTCCAGAGACTCAGCAAATATCGAGAATCACGCGCAGGTGTTGTATGAGGTGAATGTCTACTCAAACAAAATGAGTGGTAAGAAAAGTGAATGCAAAGCGATTCTTTCTCTCATCGACACACAGATGGAAAAGCTCGGTTTTACGAGAACGCTTATGAATCCTGTTCCTAACGAAGAGGATGCAACGATTTACAGAATGGTCGCTCGCTACAGAGCGATCGTTGGAAAAGATAAAACAATCTATAGGAGGTAAGAACTATGGCAATTAGTACCTATAAGACATTCTTCATGCAGAAGGTTTCTGAGGCATACCAGAAGGTAGTTGACATCAAGGAGTTTCCCGACCTTGGTGGTGCACCAGAAATGCTTGAGACCACCACCCTGTCCGACAAGATGCAGACATATATCCCAGGTATTCAGTCTCTTGATTCTCTTGAGTTCACAGCTAATTACACTCTCGATGAGTATAAGAAGCTCAAGAAGCTTGAGGGACAGGAGAATGATTATGCCATCTGGTTTGGTGGCACAGAGGCAGGAGACACGGTTACACCTACTGGCTCAGCAGGCAAGTACAAGTTCAAGGGCGCTCTGTCCGTATATGTAAACGGTGGTGGTACAAATGAGGTTGTAGAGATGACCATTACTGTAGCACCGTCTACGGCAATCACACTCGATGAGAGTGAGTAAAGAAAGGATAAATTATGAGTAAGAAGCTGACATTTACCTACAAGGATAAAGAGTATATCCTTGAGTTCACTCGCAGAACCGTTGCAGAGATGGAGAAGCGAGGTTTCGTAGCATCGGATGTAGACACTAAGCCGATGAGTACTCTTCCTGCACTGTTCGCAGGTGCATTCCTTGCCCATCACAAGTGGGAAAAGAAGGAAGTCGTTGACGAGATTTATGCTCACATGCCTAATAAGGAGGACTTAATCAGCAAGCTTGCTGAGATGTACTCCGAGACTATTGCAGAGCTTATGGCTGAGCCAGACGAAGGCGACAAGGGAAACGTAAACTGGACAGCGAATTGGTAAGTGATTCGCTGTCGCAAAATGAATCCGCTAACAATGGGAGCGAGCGCATGAATCGCTCAGCTCCCATTTCTTATACGGAGATTTTCAATAAGCACTTCCCCTATTACTTATCGATAGGCATGACAGAGGAGCAGTATTGGGATAAGGATTGCGAACTAGTGAAGTACTACCGAGAAGCCGACAGACTGAGACTCGAACGTGAGAATCAAAACATGTGGTTACAAGGAATGTACATCTATGAGGCTATTTCCAGACTAGTTCCAGTATTACACGCCTTTGCCAAAAAGGGAACAAAAGCCAAACCGTATATCGATGCCCCGTTTCCTGTTACGGAACAGTCAAAGAAGAAAGCCGATATCAAAAAAGAGAAGGCTGTTTCCGAGAAGGGTTTGCGATATATGCAGCAGTTTATGGCACAAAATTCAAAAGAAAGGAAATGAACTTAAATGGCTACTACAATCGAACAGCTTGAATTGGAAGTGCGGTCGAATGCAGGTTCGGCTGTCAGTGGCATAGAAGCTCTTTCCAATGCATTAGCTAAGTTAAAAAGCGCAACCAAGGGAGGCGTAGGTCTTACCACGGTTGCGAATCAGTTTAATAAATTTAATAGCGCGATGACCAGTCTTGATTCTTCGTCTGCTAGTAAGATCAATGCTCTCGCAGATAGTCTTTCAAGATTGAAGAGTCTAAATGGCATCAAGCTTTCAAGCACACTTGCAAAACAGATTTCCGCCATTGGAGCGGCATCTAATTCGATTGCCGCTACCGATTTCAGCGGACTCGCGAATTTGACTACGGCACTCGCACCGCTGTCTTCGTTCAAGGCGAGTGGGTTCACAACAGCTATCAATGCACTCAATCGTCTGCCGAAGGTTTCAAAAACACTAGACAGTATGAATCTAGGCCACTTTACTTCTCAGATTCAGAAGTTGAGTACTGCTCTCGCGCCTCTTGCTACGCAGCTCGATACCATCGGAAACGCATTCAATCGTCTTCCAACCAAGTTGCAGAGCGTCGTGACTGCGACAAACAGGCTGTCTACCGCAAATCAGACTGCATCTATGAGCTACATCAACTTGTATGCTAAGGCGAAGATGGCGATTGCAGCGGTCAGAGGCATCGCAGGTGCGGTAGCAGGATGGTTGAACAGCTCGAATCAGTATATCGAGGACATGAACCTGTTTGCTGTGTCCATGGGCGATGCAGCAGGTGAAGCACAGGCATTCGCAGAAAAAGCAGGTGAGGCCCTCGGTATCAATCCGGGCGAGTTCATGAGAAATCAAGGTGTTTTCAACACCATCATCTCTGGATTCGGTGTCGCGAGCGATAAGGCGGCGCTGATGTCTAAGAACCTCACGCAGCTCGGTTACGATATTTCATCGTTCTACAATATCTCGTACACCGATGCGATGCAGAAACTACAGTCTGGTATCTCTGGTGAGCTAGAACCTCTTCGCAGAATCGGTTATGACCTTTCTGTAGCAAGATTACAGGAAGAGGCATATGCCCTCGGTATTCAGAAGAGTGTGTCGGCAATGACACAGGCTGAGAAATCACAGCTTCGTTATCACGCTATCATGACGCAGGTTACGCAGGTGCAGGGCGATATGGCTCGTACCCTCGAATCACCTGCGAATCAGATTCGTATATTAAAAGCTCAGCTCGAACAGTGCTCAATCGCCATCGGTAATCTGTTCCTTCCTGCATTACAGGCCATTCTTCCATATGCCATTGCCGTAGCGAAGGTGATTCGCTATCTGGCGCAGACCATCGCAAGCTTCTTCGGAATAAAGATGCAGGATTACACCTCGGCACTGTCGAGTGCATCTACATCTGTAGGAGGCGTGGCAAGCGGAGCAGACGATGCTGCATCTGGACTCAAGAACGCAACAGGTGCTGCCAAGAAGCTCAAGGCAGTTCTGCTCGGCATCGATGAGCTCAACGTCTACACACCGAATTCAGATAGCTCTGGCTCTGGTGGTGCAGGTGGAGTAGGTGGCGGAGACCTCGGAATCGACCTTCCTACTTACGATTTCTTCAAGGATTTAGCCGAGAGCAAGGCCAATAAAATCTTCGAGGAAATGAAGAAGCATCTGAAGGATATACTAGAGCTTGCAGGAATGATCGGCACTGCTTTTCTTTCGTGGAAAATCGCAGACGGCATTATCAAGGCTCTCCAGTGGTTATCCACTCTGAAGGGATTCAATCTCGCAGGAAGTATCGGTTTCAAGATTGCAGGTCTTGGTGCATTCCTCGATGGATGGAAAGACATCAAGGAGGCGGTGCAGGACATTATCAAGAACGGAGCGAATTTCACAAACGTGACCAAACTCATTAGTGGTTTCGCAAAGGAAATCGGCGCGGCGTTCGTTTTTCTTGGCAATATCAAGCTAGCAGGCGCGGCGTTCGTAATCGCAGGTGTCACAGGCATTATGTCGAATATCAGCGACATCATCAAGAATGGTGCGAACTTCGATAACGTCACTGACCTTGTGAAGAATATCGGATTCTTCATTTCTGGAATTGGAATGCTAACTGGTAGCCCAGTGCTTGCAGGTGGAGGAATGATTCTCGCAGGTGTCACGATTCTTATTCAGAATCTTGGTGATGTAATGGAAGCCATCCGTACAGGTGATTGGAGCGGAGTCGATAAGATTTCTATCGTATCTGGCATTGCGCTTCTTATCGGTGGCGTAATCGTTGCATTCAAGACCGTCAAGACGGTTGCTGAATCAGCAAGTGCTATTTCTTCTACCGCTACTGCTGTTCAGTCCGTAGCAAGCACGACACAGGCAGTCAGCACTAGTGTGTCACAGGGTTTAAATCCTGCGCTCGTAGATATCGCGAAGAACCTTCTTCTCGGCATCGGTATCATTGCAGAGGTGGCAGGCGCGGCGATTCTCATTGTCGGTGCAATCTTTGTACTCGGTGAAGAGTTGAAGCTCGTAGCTAATGCATGGACTCCTGTTATTGAAAACGGTGGCACAGTACTAGTTGCCCTTGCTTCTGGTTCTGCGCTTCTCGTAGCAGTCGGAGTTGCGACAGCGGCACTCGGTACTGTTGGTACTGGACTCGCGGCGAATATCGGTATCGGTACACTGCTGCTCACAGAAGTTTCCGTAGCTACAGACCTGTTTGCCGCAGAAATTGCAGCCATCGGAGGATTACTTGGCTTGGTAGCTCAAGCATGGACTCCAGTGATTGCGAATGCTCCTACAGTAGAAACAGGAATCGTCACTGGCACAGCGCTTCTTGTTGCCATCGGTGTAGCTACGGCGGCATTAGGGCTTGCAACGGTAGCATCCGCAGGAACAATTCCTCTTGCTATTGGCTTGGGTACGGCTCTTCTCGTAGAGCTCTCGGGAGCATTTGTGATCTTCTGTGAAAGTCTCAAGGCGGTCGCAAAGGAATTGAGCGAAGGTTTAGCACCAGAGCTTGTGATTTTAAACGGTGCTCTTCCTAGCCTTACGACCAATATGCATAACTTCGTGCAGTTCATGAAAAATTTTGCAAATGAGGTCGTAGCGTACACAAAGGCCGATGTAATCGCAAGTCTCGCTTCGACGATTGATACCATTATCGGATGGTTCACAACTAACCCTATTAGTAAGCTTACAAAGGATGTAAATGATGTATACGAACAGACAAAGGATTTGAACGACAAGCTAAATCTCGCCGTCCCAGAACTCGAGACTGCCGTAGACCTTCTTACTTCCTACAATGACTTCTTACAGAAGCTCAGCAAGCTTTCTGATTCGAATGTCGAATTATCGTCTGGTCTGTATTTGAATCTGTATGAAATCGGTAAGAACCTTGTTACTGGTTTTGTAGAGGGAATTCGATCTCAGTCGTCCAGTCTGAGTGCTTCGGGAACGGAGTTTGTGAATACTCTGCTTAGTAGCATCAGTACTGCGTGGAACGGAATTACTTCCTTCTTCACGAGTGCGCTCACGAACCTAGAGACAAATGTTCGAACCACGTGGACGAGCATTCAGACTACAACCAGTACAACATGGACTACGGTTCAGACGAACACGACAACCATTTGGACAAGCATTCAGCAGTTCCTTGCTACGACATGGAATACCATTCAGACAAACATTACGACTAGTCTTACTGCTATTCACACCACGGCGGTAACGATCACGACAAGCATTGCTTCGTCGCTCAACGCGGCGTGGACAAGCATCACTTCGCAGACACTCTCTGCGTGGAGTCAGATGGTATCGAATGCGCAGCAGAAGTTCGCAGAACTCAACAGCTTGATTGTTTCAAAAATGAACGAAGCTACCAATTTCCTCAACTCGGTAAACTGGGGCTCGATCGGTAGCAATCTTGTGAATGGTCTTCTGCGAGGCCTTCAGAATGCATGGGACGGCGTAACGTCGTGGGTATCCGAAGCAGCATCCGATTTGACTCGTACAATGCAGGATGCATTCGATATTCACTCTCCGTCGAGAGTGTGGGCTGAGTTAGGTATGTACCTCGATCTCGGTTTGCAGGAAGGTATGCAAGGTGGCGTAAGCGGTCTTGTATCTACGGCAAATCAGATTGCAAATACGGTTACGACAGCAGCGACACCTACTATCGATACTTCACCTAATATCCCTACTCCTACGTATCGTGTAGATACTGCTACATATAGCAATCCGAATGCAACAGACAGTAGCGATTCCAATGGTATTGCTACTATCCTTGAGCAGATGCTTGCTTATATGCAGAGTGAGAACAGAGACAACGACGTGAAGGTTGTAATCGATGGTCGAGAAGTATTCAATGCAGTAGTAAAAGAAAACAATCGAGCAATTCAAAGGACGGGCGTAAGCCCGATAAGGGTGTGATTTATGGCAATAGGTAAAATGTCAGATGGCTCATGGGCTGTGAATGGCACTCCTATTTATGAACCGAGTCAAGTGGACTTCGACCATGACAACATGGTCAGTTCCGACTCGGGGCGAGTTGAAACAGGTGAAATGCACATCACATGGGTGCGAGGAGATATACGAAAAGTAAATCTCACGTACAAGGTTCTTACAGGAGCGGAAGTTGCCTACATGGTTGATCTGATGCAAGGCAAGGACTTCACATTTACGTACAAGGACAATGGGTTAAAAACCATCCACGCCTATACAGGTAAATGTACATACAGTTCGCATACATTGTCACGGTATGCTGATGAAGGTGGCATTTACACTGACTTCAAAATCAACGTAATCGAAATGTAAGGTGGGAGTATGTACTCAGTATCAGAAAGTTATCTCAATCAAATAACGAAACAGGCCGTGCATACAAACTGGTATGGTACTGTGAAATCTGCATCTGGGGCAGTCTATTCTTTCGATGCGTCCACGATTGTCGAAGGTTCTGGAAAAGTCACAAGAGAAATCAGTACGGGTGACGATATTCAAATCGGTACTACGTGTTCGGCAGAATTAGACATCGATCTGGTTCTTCCGAATGTAGACCGATATGATTTATACAACGGTACTGTTTCTCTGTTCTTCCAGTTACAACTCGAAGACGGCTCGTGGGAAACCGTACCTGTTGGTATATTTACAATATCCGAACCACCAGAAAGAAGTCAGAATGTAGTATCCATTCACGCATACGATTCAATGCTGAAATTCAATCGCAATTTCGGTATCACTCTCACGGGTGTTCCATACTACCTT